TTCCGCTCGGTGGTGCTCAGTATCTCAAGCTTTCTTACGATCCGAACAAGAAGCGACCGGTGCCCCTCTTTATCGGCATCGACGATGTGTACTTGCCCTATGCGGCAACGAACTTTTATTCGGCGGAGCGCAAGACGCACGTTCAGTACGTAACGGAGATTGAGTATCTCCAGCGCGTGAAGTCGGAGATGTACCGGGATGTGGATCTCGCTCCGACGACGATGGAGCCGGATGTTTCGAAGGCTGAGAAAGCCAACAACAAGATCGAAGGCCGTGATGGCAGCGCGTATGACGTTGATGGTTTGCGCACGATCTTTGAGATTTACGCCATTGCCGACATCGAAGAGGAATATGGACTCGCTCCGTATATCTTCTCCATCGACAAAGTGACGGGTAAAGTCCTCGCGGTTTATCGCAACTGGGAAGAGGGCGACGAGACGCTGCAAGAGATGCAGTGGATTGTGGAGTTCCCGTTTGTGCCGTGGCGCGGTGCGTATCCCATCGGTATCCCGCAGATGATTGGCGGTATCTCCGCAGCGGCGACGGGTGCTTTACGGGCGCTTCTGGATTCGGCGCACATCGCGAACTTCCCCGGCATGTTGAAGCTCAAGGGCGGTCGCGAAGGCGGACAGTCCGAGCGTATTGATCCGACTGAGGTTAAAGAGATTGAGGGTGGTGCATTTAGCGATGATATTCGCAAGATTGCGATGCCGTTGCCGTTCAACCAGCCCTCGCCGGTTCTGTATCAGCTCCTAGGATTCTTGGTTGATGCGGGTAAGGGCGTTGTTCGCACGACGCTGGAAGACATTGCCGACAATCAGGGCAATATGCCGGTCGGCACGCAGTTGGCGCGTATTGAGCAGGGCATGGTGGTGTTTAACGCCATTCACGCTCGCTTGCATGATGCGATGGGTCGCACGCTCAAAGTGTTGCACCGCATCAACGCGATGTATCTGGAGAACGACGAGGTTAAGGACGAGACGGGGCAGTTGCTCGTTAAGCGTTCTGACTTTGAAGGCCCGATGGATGTGGTGCCGGTTTCGGACCCGAACATCTTCTCCGAGGCCCAGCGTTTTGCTCAGGTTCAGGCGCTTTCCCAGCGTGCGATGGCGCTCCCTCAGGTCTACAACATTCGCAAAGTCGAAGAGCGCATTCTTCAGCAGCTACGGGTTCCGAACGCCAAGGAACTGCTCGTCGCAGCTCCCGAGCCGAAGGAGATGAATGCGATCAATGAGAACGTCGCAGCGACGTTGGGTCGTCCGGTGTCGGCATTTCCGCAGCAGGATCACCTTGCTCATTTGCAGGCACACTTGGATTATTTGACGAGTCCCATTTTGGGATCTTCGATGTTGATGGCTCCGACCTTTGTGCCGAGCATCTTGAATCACATCAAGGAGCACATTGCGCTGTGGTATGCGACCCATGTGTTTGAGGTTGCTTCCAAGGCAGCGGGTCAAGACATCAGCGAGTTCCAGAAGATCAAGGACGTTGAGGTCAAGAAGAGCTTTGATCAGCTTCTGGCTGCGGCTTCTCAGAAAGTGGTACCGGATGCGACTCAGGCGTTTGGTGCGATTCCGCAGATCGTGCAGCAAGCCATGGGTATGTTGCAGCAAATGTCTGGTATGAACGCGCCGCAAGACCCGCGTATGGCAGCTCAGATGGCCGAAACGCAGCGCAAAGCCGCCGCCGATCAAGCCAATGTTCAGGTTAAGCAAGCCGAGTTGCAATTGGCACAAGCCAAACTTCAGAAAGAAGTTGAACAAACGCAACAGCGTCAGCAGGACGGTTTGCAACGTGAGGTCATCAAGCAAGATCGCCTTGACAACCGTCAGGCTGCGGAGCTTGAAGTTAAGATGATGACGAACCGTGAAGACAACGATACGGCGAAGCAAATTGCCGCGATGGAAGCGATCACGGGCGAGAAGGTTGGTGTTTCAACGGGTACGGGTATTAATCCTTAAACGGGGTGAGTTATGGAAAAGCAATTCATTAAGCAGCACAAGTTGCTCGCGATGGGTGAGAAATTGGACGGTCAGAAGATGCCTTCTGGCGGGAAGATGGGAGCCGATACTGGCTCAAAGGGTGTTAAGGGCGACCCTAAGGCAACGCCTGCAATGATCTCAAAGGGTAAACAAAACGCATGATTGAACGCATCATTGACGAATTGGAGTTGGCCAAGGCTCGCGTTGCACACGACGCGATGAAGCGGCAACTGGAAGGTAAGGATGCTTCGTTTGAATATGGCAAGGCAGTGGGCACTTACGCCGGGTTGCAGGCCGCATTAACTTATATTGATCGTCTTCTCAAAGCCGACGAAGAAGACGGAGAGGAGTTCTAAATGTCAGCATTGGAAGAGGCTTTCCCTAGTGTAGAGCCGGGTTTGATTCCGTTTGGTTCGCGAGTCCTCGTGCAGATTCGCTCAGCAAAAAAGACTTCTGCTGGTGGCATTATTTTGCACACCGAAACTCGTGAGACTGAGATCTGGAATACCCAGATCGCAAAAGTTGTAAAGCTTGGGCCGTTGGCCTTCAAGAATCGCAACACGATGGAATCTTGGCCGGAAGGTAATTGGTGCAAAGACGGCGAGTTCGTCCGTGTACCGAAGTACGGCGGTGATCGTTGGAAGGTGCCGTTTGGCAAAGACGGGGAAGAAGAAGCCCTGTTTGTAATCTTCAACGATCTCGACATCGTGGGTGGTGTAGTGGGTGACCCGCTCGCCATCAAAGCGTTTATTTGAGGGTTAAATCATGGCGAAAGAACAAGTGTTATCGGAAGACGATAACGAAGGAGTAGAAGAGTATGTGGCAGTTGAAACTCCTGTGGATCAGCCTGAAGTGGAAGGTGAAGAGCCTTCTGGGCAAGTTGCGCAAGGATCAAATGATAGTGACGCCGACTCCGACGACGACTATCAAGAAGACGCCCGACTCTCCGAAGAAGAGTCTGAAGAAGACGAAGGCAAAGGCTCGAAAAAGCAGCTAACGCCTGAAGAGAAGCGTGCTCAGCGTCAGAACCGCAAGTTCCGAAGGCGAGCTGCTATTGAGCACAAAGAGCGCGAGTTGGCGTTCCTGCGTGCGGAGAATGAGGAGTTCAAGCGCCGCTTATCAAGCGTCGAAAAGCAGACTTCTCAATTTAATTTGAGTGCGGTTGATCAGAAGCTCAACGAGGCTCTTAACGAAGCCCAGTTGGCTGAGCGCATCATGGCGAAGGCCATTGAGCAGGGTCAGGGCGAAGATGTCACCAAGGCACTTCAGATCCGTGATCAGGCTTTGGAGCGTGCGCGTCAATTGAAAGCGGTGAAGGAAGAGGCTGAGAAGCCCCGCCAACCGGCTAAACCCCAGAAAGATCCTCGCGTGGCTGCGTATGCCCAAGAGTGGGTCAAGATGAACGATTGGTACGACCCGTCCGGCAAGGATGAGGATTCGGCCATTGTGAAGGTCATTGACCAGCGTCTTGCCTCCGAGGGCTTTAACCCGGCTACGGAAGATTACTGGATTGAGCTGGATAACCGCGTAGCAAAGCGTCTACCGCACCGATATGCAGAGGATACCCCGATGGAAAAAGCCAAACCGGCTACGAAACGGGGCGGTCCCCCAGTAGGTGGCAAGCGCGAATATGCAGCGCCGTCCACTCGTAAAGAGGTTTATATCAGCCCTGAACGCAAACAAGCACTGATTGACGCTGGAGTCTGGGACAACCCTGACTTGCGTCAGAAGTACATTAAGCGTTATGCTGAATATGATCGTAATTCTTCTTCTCGCTAAAAAAGGGAGCGAGTTATCATGAGCGACGAAAGACTGAAGAAAGTACTTGGCGAAGGGCGGGAAAATCGGCTTGCGTATGATCGCGCAGCAACTGAGAGCCGTGAGCTGTCAGACGATGCCCGAGTTGAGATGTTTCGGCAGCAGTTTATTCAGGCCGCGTTGCCTGATTTGCCAAAGATTCCGGGTTACCACACTTGCTGGTTGACCACCACAAATCCGAGAGATTCGATCCAGTCTCGCATTCGGCTAGGTTATGAGCCGATTAAACCCGAAGAGGTTCCCGGTTGGGAATACGTCTCGATTAAGACTGGCGAATGGACGGGTTTTGTTGGAGTCAACGAGATGCTTGCGTTCAAGCTTCCCATGTCGCTGTACAAAAAGTACATGCAGGCGGTGCACTTCGATGCCCCCAATGAGGAAGAAGAACGGCTGGTCGGTGCGAATGAGCGTATGCGAGAGCAGGCTGAACGCGCCGGTTCAAGGATGGACGAAGGTGATGGCATGTCGGCAATACGGGAATCCGCTAAGGTACGCGCACCAACAGAGTGGGCGTAATTAGCAATTACGTTTTGTGAGGATTTAAATTATGCCTTCGACCAGTGCAGCTTTTGGCCTGCGTCCGGCTTTTCATCCGAGCGGGGTTGTTCGCCCTGTCGCGATGACTATTGAGTCGGGCTACAACGCCAACATTCTCCAGTTCCAGCCAGTCCTGATTAGCTCAACGGGCAACATTCAGGCTGCTGGTGCCAGTACTCCTTTCGTGGGTTCGTTCATGGGTGTCGAGTTCACCGATACCGATGGTCGCCGCCGCGTGAGCAACAAGTGGACCGCTGGCACTTCTGCCACGGACATCATTGCTTATGTGACGACCGATCCGGCTATCGTGTACGAGATCCAATCGGATGCGACCTTGACGATTGCGGATATTGGTTCCCAGATGGACTTTGACAGTGTCACCGCTGGTAGCACGACGACTGGCCTCTCTGCGGCTATGTTGGACGTTGCCACCAAGACCACTTCGGGCAATGCTCTTTGCCGTGTTGTTAACCTCCAGCCGGATGTCAACAACGCTTGGGGCGACGCTTTCGTTGTTGTTCAAGTCCAGATCAGCGAGCACCAGTTTGTCGCTGACCGTGCAGCCATTTAAGGAGGACTAGAACATGGCAGTCCCAATGCGTAGTACTGACTTTCGTTCCATTGTTGAGCCTATTCTTAACGAGGCTTTCGATGGCATTTATGACCAGCGCGCTGACGAGTGGAAGCAAGTATTCGTTCAGCAGCAGGGCATTCCCCGCAACTACCACGAAGAGCCGGTTCTGTACGGATTCGGCGCTGCTCCGGAACTTCCGGACGGCACCGCTGTTACGTACGATGCTGGCGGCGTGCTCTTCTTGCAGCGTTACGTCTACAAGGTCTACGGCCTTGCGTTCGCGCTCACGAAGGTGCTCGTGGAAGATGGTGACCACATCCGTATCGGCCAGACCTATGCCAAGCACTTGGCGCAGTCGCTGATCGAAACGAAGGAAACCCTCGGTGCCAACATCCTCAACCGCGCTTTCACCGCTGGCTACAACGGCGGCGACGGCGTGACGCTTGTTGCGACGAACCACCCGATTGCTCAGGGTACGTTCAGCAACCAGTTGACGACTCCGGCGAACCTGTCGCAGACCTCGCTTGAGCAGATCCTCATTCAGATCCGCAACGCTGTTGACAACAACGGCAAGCGCATCCGTTTGAACCCGGAGAAGCTCGTTGTGTCGCCGTCGAACGTGTTCCAAGCGGAAGTGCTCTTGAAGAGCGTCCTCCGTACTGGCACGGCTGACAACGACATCAACCCGGTGAAGTCGATGGGCCTCCTCGCTGGCGGTCAGGCCAACCTGTCGCGTTTGACTTCGACCACTGCTTGGTGGGTGAAGACGGACGCTCCGGAAGGCTTGAAGTTGATGATGCGTCGTGGTCTTGAGAAGTCTATGGAAGGCGACTTCGAGACTGACAGCACCCGCTTTAAATCGACTGAGCGTTATGCGTTTGGATGGACCGATCCTCGAACGGTTTTCGGCACACCTGGCGTTTGATGCTTGATTTGTAAGGGATTTTTTCTCTAGACAAATCCTTGCCCGGCTCTGTATGATGGTTGCCTACTTTGAAACAGGCAATCATTATGCAGAAGCCGGGCAAGTTTTATGTGTATGTTTATCTTGATCCCCGTCCGGGGAAAGGGCTTCAGCCCATTTACGTTGGCAAAGGCACCGTAGACTTAGACCGCGCCAGTTATCACTGGGAACGTCGGTGCGTTAATCCTTTTTTGCAAGGCGTGCTAGATAAGATCCGCACAGCCGGTCTTGTTCCGCAAATCACCATTGCTGCGTACATGGAAGACGAAGACGAAGCGTTTGCTATGGAGCGAGATTTAATCTCTCAGTACGGGCGGCGAGATTTGCGTACTGGATCTCTTTGCAATTTAACCGAAGGCGGCCAAGGCACAGCAGGTTTAAAGTACAGCGAAGAAAGGCTACGTAAAAAGCGAGAGCAATGCTCAACGCCAGAGTGGCGAGAGATGATGACTAAAATCATCAAAAGCGCATGGCAAAACCCCGAGCATAGGAAACGTATTCTTGATTCGCAAAACAAATTAAAACAAGACCCCGCCTACCGCGCTCGTCTCCGCGAAGCCATCCTGAAGAGCCGCACCGAACAGGTTCGCAACAAGATCAGCGTAGCCATGCGCACCAACTGGGAGTCCGAGGATTACCGTGCCAAGCAGGCAACGTCACGAGCAGAAGCGCACGCACGACCTGAGGAGAAAGTCCGTAAGAGCAAAGCTTCGAAAAAGTTGTGGACAGAGCATGGCGATAAGATTAGATTAGCGATTAAGACCGCGAAATCGACTCCGGAGCGAAAGGCCGAGGCTTCAAGAAAGTCAAGGCAGTATTACGAGAGTGAAGAAGCTCGTAAGAAAGCAGGGGAGTATTCAAAGGCGTACAACACGCCGGAGGTTCGCGCAGCGAAGGCAGAATTGTTGAAGCAGCGTTGGGCCGACCCCGAGTTCAGAGCAAAGATGCTGGCAAACCGGAAACCCAAGGCTGCAAAGGGTGTTTAGTTCTAGGTGTAACCAGCTCATTAGACCGGCCTAGCGGACGATGCACAGACTAATGAGCGACTCGTGCATGAGGGTATTGCAATGGCGTCAACAACTTTTACCGGGCCGGTTAACTCGCTGAATGGGTTCTCTGGCACCATCCTTTCTAACTCGGCCAACATCACCAATCTTGTTTGCAGCACGCTGACGATTGGTTCGACTCAGCTCACCAACGGTTCTGTGTCTGGCACGGTCGCCACTCAGGCGGGTCGCATTCCCGTTCTCGTTGGAAGCACCACGCTCTACATCGCTCTGTACAGCAGCCTGACGCCGTAATAACCGAGGGGGGCTTCGGCCCCCTTTTGATTGTGATTGTGAGGGAAAGCAACCATGCGTCCTATTAGTTTTACAAGATCACAACCGACAGCGAGCGTTAGTAGCGTTGCAGCAGCTCAGGTTTTGAATACGACTGCTGTTACGATCAACGGAACTTCAGCTTCTGGCGGTGTTGCAACATACGCGGTGTCGGCATATCCGACAGTAACTGCCGACGCTAACGCGAACGGAAAGACCTTTACCATTGTGGGTACTCGCCCCGGTGGTGGAGATCAGACTTCCACGATTACCTTTGCCGCAGCCTCTGGCACGGTGACGGGTTCAATTGCGTTTGCAACGGTTACCGCTGTCACGGCTTCTACTGCTACGAGCGCCACGATCAGCGTGGGTAATGCGGTGACGGGTTACACGGATTGGATTCCGTTGGATATTTACACCCCGAACCAAGTGACCAACATTTCCGCCAAGACGAGCGGTACGGTCAACTACTCGGTGGAATACACCAACGAAGACCCATTTGATCGCTTTATCCAGCAGTTGGCGGTTCCGCATCCGAATGCGAGCCTGACGGCAGCGAGCGGTGATGAGACGCAGTTCACGACCACGTTGATGCGAGCGGTTCGCTTGAAGATTAATTCGGGCGGTGGCTCGGTTCGCTTCACAATCGTTCAGCAATCGACGGCTTGATAAATGGCTAACGTCAAAATTACTGACCTTACAGCGGCGACTGCGCTTGGCGGGACTGAGCTTTTTGAAACAGTCCAGTCTGGCGCGTCGGTAAAAGCATCGGCTCAGCAGATCAAAACGTATGTTGGGAGTTCTCTCAACATCACGGGCGGTGTGCTTGGATCGGTCACCATCAGCAATTCTGTTGGCAGTTTTAATTCCATTACGATTACTAACGGAACGATAAGCTCCGTCAGCATCAGCAATTCTGTTGGTAGCTTTAACTCCGTTACCATCAATAATGGAACCATAAGCTCCGTCATTATTAGCAATTCTGTTGGCAGCTTTAATTCCATTACTGTGAACAATGGAACGATCAGCTCCGTCACGATTAGCTCTGTCACGATCAGCAGTTCCTCGCTTGGATCTGTCACGATCAACAACGGCGTAGGCAACTTTAGTTCGCTTGCAATTACGACGGGCGCGATCCCGTTTAATGCTATTACGAACATTGCTGTTGGTCAGTTTGAATCTCACGTTGACCAAACGGCTACGTCAGCTAACGTCGGTTACGTTGTGCAGATGAATAACGCAGCCGGGTTTAACTCTGGAATTACGATTGCTTCCAGCACAAACGTCACGGTAGCTGCGACAGGCATTTACTCCGTCAATGCCAGTATGCAATTTGCAAACTCCGATACGACCAACCATACCTCGACGTTTTGGTTCAGAAAGAACGGGACAAACATCCCAAACTCTGCGTCAATCATTTCGGTACCGAAAGCGGCGGACGGTGGTAAGACACTGGGTCAAGTGACTATTCTTGATTCAATAACCGTCAGCAGTTACATACAGTTGGTTTGGTCCGTAAGCAACGTCGCTGTTACTTTGGACTATTCTTCTGCAACTGCGACGGCCCCTGAAGTTCCCTCTGTTATCTTCAACATGTATAGAGTCAAGTGATGAAGTGCAAGGGCGACTGGTCGGGCTGGCAGGAGTTCTCAAAAGGCGGCGGTGCATTTAAGACTGGCGCTTGGCAGAGATCTGAAGGCAAGTCTAAATCTGGCGGCTTGAACGAAGCCGGTCGTCGCAGTGCGAAGCGTGAAGGGATGAATCTGAAGCCGCCCGTAAGTGCGAGTCAGGCTAAGAAATCCCCGAAGGCAGCGGCACGACGCAGATCGTTCTGTGCGAGGATGTCCGGAATGCCGGGTCCGATGAAGGATGACAAAGGCAGGCCGACTCGTAAGGCGTTATCGCTGAGGAAGTGGGACTGCTAAATGGGTAACTACAAGCGCCAGCATCAGATGCCTGCGCGGTATTTTGAGGGTCTGGGACGAGACGATGAGTATTCGGAGCGCGGTCGGCGGTTTAAACCAAAGAAGCGCAAGTTAAAAGATTTTGATGGTCGCACTGAGCGACGGGAGCAAGACAATGGGCGTTAAGTATGTAAAAGACTTTGTGTTTCCGGCTGGTCGCGGACTTCCTGATCGCGCTAAGCCCAATGCTCCTGCTCGGGGCGCTCCGCGTATGGAGTCTCCGCCGAAGGTTGGCAAGGGGCAGGGTTATGCCAAGGGCGGACGAGCCAAGCCAGTCGTTGTTAAGGGAACCCCTAAGGCTCCGGTTGCCAAGCGCGTAGTTGCTGGGGCTAAAGCTCCGATGGCAAAAGAAGTTTTGCAAACTGGCGGTGGGCGACCGGCTCCGATGTATGAAACTGTCACTGGACAACAGGCTCCGTCAAAGAAGTCTGATCAGGCACTAAAAAACTCTCCTACCAGTTGGGATAGAATGATGGCCCGTACTAAACCAATCGGCGCTCCGGTTGCTCGTGCTCCGGAATTTACTCCTCCGGTTCCTAACGGCGAGATGCCTATTGAGCGTCCGAGCCGACCGATTATGCAGTACAAGAAGGGTGGCAAAGTTCCGGGTTACGAGATGGATCGTCTTCCGGCCAAGAAGCCGCCGGGTCGCGGAATGGACTTGGCTCCGTCAAAGCGATTCAAAGGCGAGTACGAAGGCTACGCTAAGGGCGGTAAGGTAAGGGGCGAGAAGATTGCCAAGGTTATGCGCGAGTACAAAGAGGGCAAGCTGCACTCAGGCTCCAAGAAGGGTCCTGTGGTGAAGAACCCGAAGCAAGCGATGGCGATTGCGCTGTCGGAAGCTCGCGCTGCGAAGAAGGCCAAGGGTGGCGAGGTGTTCAGCGACGAGTACATGGCTTACGAGTCAAAGGGTCCAAAGACTCGCTATACCGCTGCTAAGGGTCGTCGTATGGCGAAAGAGCGTGCCATGGAGCGTCGTGCTCTGGATAAGGCGCGTCACGCTGAGAAGTACGCTCCGGGCTTGAGCTTGGATATGTCCGAGTACGCCAAGGGCGGTAAGGTCAAGCACGCTGATGTGAAGATGGACAAGTCGATGGTTAAGAAGGCTGTCCATAAGCACGAGCGTGCGATGCACCCCGGCAAGCCGATGACGAAGCTGAAGCATGGCGGTGTTCCGTCGTATGGACGTAAGGCGATGTACGGCGGCGGTAAGTGCTAAAATAACTTCCGTGTAGTCAGAGGGGTCTGCTCGGTGCAGTAGACCATGGCGCAAGAGGGACCCTGATGGCGACTTCCGGTACAGTTTCGACAACTCAATTCACAACTAGGCAGGTCATTGACCATGCCTACAGGCGTTGTCGTTTGGGTGCGCAACAGATCACCTCTGAGATGATCGACATTGCGAACGACCAGCTTTACCTGATTCTGGCTAACCTTGCGAATCGGGGCGTTCAGCTCTGGTGTATTGAGCGACTGATCATGCCTCTTTACGAGGGGCAAGGCGCTGTGACTTTGCCTATTGGCACGGTTGACGTTCTCAACACCAACTTGCGTACTTTGCAAGAAGCGACTGGCACAACGGCTACGACATCAACGACGTATCAGAATTACAGCGTGAATGGACTAACGGTCACCACGGTTGGAATTAAATGGTCTGCTACATCTCGTCCGTTTGTTATTGAGCAGTCTAACGACGGCATCGCGTGGACGGCAGTTGCAACGCAAGAAGACACGACTGATCCTACTCAGGTAGCGGGTGAATGGCTTTGGATTGACACTGAAGTTCCGGTTACCGCAGATTATTTCCGCGTTCGCGTAACGAGCGGAGTCCTTTCGGCCTCGGAGATTTACTTTGGGAACACGCCCAACGAGATCCCTATTGCACGATTGAATCGTGATGACTATACGGCTTTGCCCAACAAGTCTTTCCTTGGCCGTCCTTTGCAATTTTGGTTTGATCGTCAACTAAATCAACCCATCATGCGGCTCTGGCCTGCGCCAAATGCTCAGGCGGAAACCCAACAAATTGTGCTGTGGCGTCATCGCTACATTCAGGATGTTGGCACAATGACGCAGGAACTGGATGTTCCGCAGCGTTGGTTCGATGCGATTGTCGCTATGCTGGCTTCTAAGCTTGCGGAGGAGACTCCGGAAGTGGATGCCAACTTGATGCCGATCTTGGAAGCCAAAGCTGAAAAGGCACTGGCTCAGGCGGAGAACGAGGAGCGAGATAACTCGCCAATTTATTGGACTCCGAACCTTAGCATGTATACGAGGTAATCATGGGTTTGTACCTAGATACTCGTGGATTAACTTACGCAGCGATTGGCATTTGTGATCGTTGTTCTCGCAAGTTTCCTTTGGCAGAGTTGATGCCTGATCGAAACTCTCCGGGTCTTCGGGTCTGCAAAGTAGATTGGGATGAGCTTGATCCGTATCGCTTGCCTGCGCGTCAAACAGAACGAATTACGCTTCCGTTTGTAAGACCAGACGTTCCGCTCACTTCGCAGCCGTATGGCGTGATTAGTGAGGACGGCAATACGTTCTTGGTTAATGAATCGGATGATAATTATCTTGAGCCGGAGCAACCGCTGTAATGGCTAACGTCCCAAGTAATTTGATCCCATCGCGGATCAGCCAGTTACCGGAAGCGCCAAACGCAGATCCGGCTGGATACTTTCCGATTACGATTTCTGGCACGACCTACAAGGTTCAGTTCAGCCAGATGATGTCGAACATCGAAGTTCCGGCTTCGCGTAGAGTTAATGCGGGGACGGGGCTGACGGGGGGCGGTTCGCTTTCAGCGGACATCACGATTGCCGTAGCCAATGGTGGCATCGGTGATCAGCAGCTTGATGTAACAGGTGTCAGCGCCGGGACGTATGGTAGTGGGGCAAATGTCCCTGTTATCACGGTCAACACGAAAGGTCGTGTTACTTCTTTAAGCACGACCCCGCTGGTCATTAGCGGCTACGTTCCGGATTCGCGCCAGATTGTTGCGGGTACAGGTTTGTCCGGAGGGGGAAACCTAAGTGCTGATCGCACTCTAGCCATCGACTTTTCAAGCGCCACCCCTCAGCCCCTAGGGTCGGCATCAGCCGGAACGGGTCTTAAATCTGCTCGTGAAGATCACGTTCACCCGGCTGTGGATTTGGCGGATGCGACAGAGACGAGTGGTATTCTGCCGTTAAGTCGGGGTGGTACCGCAGCGAACTTGTCACCCATTGCGGGTGCGGTAATTTACTCAACCGGTTCGCAATTTGCGATGACGACGGTTGGAACAACTGATCAGGTTCTGGCTTCTACGGGAACTGGAGCACCGATTTGGAAGACGCTAACCGGTGCGGGTACGGTCACGAGTGTTAGCGGCTCTGGCGGCACAACTGGCTTGACCGTCAGCGGTAGTCCGATTACCACGACTGGTACGTTGACGCTGGGCGGCACTCTTTCCATTAGCGCAGGTGGTACTGGTCTTTCGGGAACTCCCACCAACGGGCAACTGCTCATTGGCAACGGTAGCGGATACACGTTGGCTGGACTGACTGCTGGAACGGCTATCAGCGTCACAAATGCGGCTGGCTCAATCAGCATTGCCAACACCGCTCCGGATCAAACGGTTACGTTGACTAATGGCACCGCCATCTCGGTCACGGGTACGTATCCAAGTTTCACGGTCACCAACACGGCTCCGGATCAGACGGTTACCCTGACGAGCGGAACTAACATTTCCGTAACCGGAACGTATCCAAGTTTCAGCATTGCAAACACTTCTACGGCAGATGTGGTTGGCCCTGCCGGTGCAACGAGCGGCGCAATCTCGCTGTTTGATGGTGGTACTGGCAAGTTACTCAAAAACTCTGTCATTACGATCAATGCCTCTGGCGTCATTAGCAACGTCAACACGCCGAATACCGGCACTGATGCTGCGAACAAGCAGTATGTGGATGATCTTGCCAGCACGGGCCTTCACTACCACGAAGCTGTGGTGTTATCGACTTCACCGGGATCTTCTCGTACCGACACGTACAACAACGGAACTGCTGGCGTTAGCGCCACGCTGACTTCTGTCGCTGCGGGTACGTTGGTCATTGACGGCACTGTCGCAACCTCGACGATCCGCGTGCTAATTCAGGACTGCTCTAATCCGATTGGTAACGGCGTGTATGTTGTTACGAATCCGGGCAGCACCGTTGCTCAGTACGTAATGACCCGCTCTTCGGATGCGGACACCTACATTGAGCAGTCAACAGTCGGTTTGGATGCGGGTAGCTACTTCTTCACGACTGGCGGTACAAATAACAAGGGTGCCGCTTGGGTTAACACCAATAGCGGAACCATCAGCTTCGGTTCGACGGCTATCACGTTTTCGCTCTTCAGCAACTCGCAGGTGTACACGGCTGGCAACGGGTTGAGCCTGACAGCGACGACTTTCTCGCTGGATACTCCGGTTGGCGTTCTGAATGGCGGTACGGGCCAGTCTTCGGCTCCGACCAACGGCCAGTTGTTAATCGGTAACGGTTCAAACTACACCCTAGCGTCTTTGACGGCGGGGTCTGGTGTTACGGTCACAAACGCAACCGGCAGCATTACGATTGCTGCGACGGGTACTGGCGGAACGGTTACGAGTATTGATGTCTCTGGCGGGATTACCGGGCTGACCTTCAGCGGTGGTCCGGTTACTGGTTCCGGCACGATTACGATGGCAGGCACGCTGGCCATCACCAACGGCGGTACGGGGGCTTCCACTCAGTCGGGTGCTAGAACTGCCCTCGGTTTGGGTACAATGGCCGTCCAAGATGCAAACAGCGTTTCAATTACTGGCGGATCAATTGGAAGCAGCGTTCTCGTGAACCTGACCAATTCCACGGGAACTATTAGCGGAGGCACCTACTAATGCCCACGATACTGTTGAAGAAAAGCGACACCCCGAGTGCGGTTCCAACTACCGCTAACCTGACCAATCTGGCTGGGGGCGTAGAAGTAGCGGTCAATACCGCTGACAAGCGCATGTTCACGATGAACAGCAGCAGTGCTGTCGTGGAGCTGGGTACCAATCCGTCGAGCTTAACCTGCGCGGACGCATCGTTCACGGTTGCTCGGGTTGGCAGTCTCACTATCAGCAGTCTGTCGCTGACGAATGCTACGTTTGCATCAGCAACGATTACGAACCTGACTTCGACTTCTGCCACGATCAGCAGTGCATTGACCCTCTCCGGCGGCACCGCCAACGGCGTGCTGTATCTGAACGGCAGCAAGGTGGCGACGAGTGGGTCGGCGCTGACGTTTGATGGAACTAGCCTTGGAATGGGCAACCCGACTGTTTACGGTACTCGCAGTCTAAATTCTTATACCGGAACAACTGCATCCGCAATCGGATTTTCTCAGCAGATTTCTGGATTTGGAGATGCTTTTGTAGGTGCGAATAACAGCGGTTCCAGCGTGCTTGGAATGGCTACCGGCACATTCGGGCAATCAACCCCGAATAACATTCCATGGACTGTTTCTGCGTTTGGCTCCGAACAAATGCGCCTCACCTCCACGGGGTTGGGCATCGGGACTAGTTCGCCCGCGTATAAGTTGGATGTAGCGGAATCTGGTGCCCCAACTAGCACTAATACATTTTCGGTTGCTCGTATTTCGGGCAGCGATTCCGTTGCGAATGACTTAACTTTGCTCGGCCCAAATACTTCTCAAGTACGCATCAAATTTGGCGATCCAGAAAGCGCGACGGTTGGCGAGGTTGGATACAACCATTCAACAAATGCGTTGCGATTTGTTACTAACGGATCAGAAGTTGGCGTATTTGACTCCTCCGGCAACCTCGGTCTGGGCGTCACGCCGAGTGCGTGGAGTACAACGGGAAACCTACAACTTAAATCAGGAAGCAATATTTCGGCAGGCACAGGTATTGGTTTGTATTCAAACGGATATTTCAATGCCGGATGGAAATACATTGATTCCACGTATGCCACTGGATACGGGCAAAGCGGAGGCTCTCATCTTTGGTATATCGCAGCCTCCGGCACCGCAGGGGGGACAATATCGTTCACACAGGCGATGACGCTTGATGCGGACGGAGACTTGGGAGTTGGAGAAACCGCGCCGGATTCAAAACTTCACGTTAAAGCAAACGGAAGAATTGCAAG